TTATGCCGGGCAGTACATTGTTCGTGAGAACTTCATGACGTCAGCGGTGCGATAAAAAATACGGCGCGAAACATGCTTAAAGGGCGGAATCTCCTCAACGTGTTTATTTGTATACCGCCAAAACCTCAGGGTGTCCGCTGACACGCCCAGCACCGCAGCGGCTTCGTCCGCGCTCAGGAATTCCTGCTGAGCAACCCTTTTGTTTTCCATGCAAACCCCTTTTCGTAAAAATTGACATCCCACCGGGCTCGCCCCTGGTGTCAATTTACGCTAAATTATCTCCACACCCGCTGTCAACTGCACAAAACCAAGGGTATGTCAAGAGCATACTGTTAAATAGACCAGAAACCCAGCAAATACGGGCGTTTCCGCACAGCCCACCCCCACGGAAAAAGGCAAAAAAAAGCCCGCCGGGGGATGCGAGAGAGCCGGCGGGCCTGGGGGTGCGATGCGGGGAAAAGGAGGTAAACCCGCATCACTGACCAAATTATACCATGTGATTATAACTAAGTGTCGGATTTAACTACTTTTTGCTATCAAATTACAGCTGATTTAAGTGTATGTCTCCGAGCTCATTTTGAGGTTTGTATCCACCGGTTCCTGGCTTTAGCTTAATCCTGGCCTTTACTGTTTTTCCTTCAGCTTTCATGATGTCCTTGAGGGATTCCATGCGGATGTTTGTTGCTTTTGAGATCTTTTGGATAATTGAGTTACTGATCTTAATCGCGATTTCATGATTGCCATTTCCATACAGCCTGTGCCAAAAATGCCGACCTGCGTGCTCGCCGGACATTACTTGCATCTCCAGCAGTACGGTCTCTCCTCCGCTTTTTGTTGGCTTGCCGTTAAAAGACCTGAACTTAATCATGGCGTCATGGGTTGGCATAGGCTCAGTAGAAGAAGCTTTTTTGACGACAATAGTCGTGTCGATCTGCTTGCGGAATTTTCTTTTGAGCGAACTAATGTGGGATTTAGCAAATGTTTTGCAGGAGCGCCAGGCTGCAGCGTCTGGGGTTTCGCCGGGCAGTATGCGATTGCATGGGTATATCATGTCGCGAAAGTATGGGTCGTCAGAGTGTTCAGTGCTGTCGAACTCAAACAGCCTCCTGGCGATCTCTTCCTCGGTCGACGAGGTGATCATCCCTCCGACAATTCTATTGAGCTCATAAGACCTGCCGCGAGCTCCGGTTTTACCCGTTGCTGGACGTGCCGCGCCTGGCTTGTACTGACCCTCAAGGCCGTACTTGGACTGCTGGAGTTTTAATTCAAGGACTTCAACAGGCTTGCCAGGGTTATATAGGCTAGTAGCGTGACCGAGGCGGTCAGGATGTGTAGTGTAAATATAGTAGCACTGGGACGGGATTCGCCAGCACGGGTCGACCGCACGAAGCAGCCTACCGTCCAGGAAGTTGTCCAGGTTTTCGAGCATCGCTGCGCAGACCTGATTGTGCTCTTCGCGGATGTAGGGGCGGTCTGGGGTGATCAAAACTCTAAAACGAGGTGCTGCCTGGCTGTGGCTGTGGCTCGTATAAATGACGTGCTCAAGATCGAGATCCAGGAGGGCGCCCTCGACATCCTCAATGGCGATCATGTCGTCGTCATAGCCCTTTCCGAGCTTTTGGTCTACGTCAAAGATGATCATGGATGACGAGACGACGTTGAGATCGCTGCGCACAGGGATTTTAAAAGTGGCAGGCACGAACGTCATAGCATCCGTTTTCTCGACCAAGACCTTGGGTTGCTCAAGGTGCTTTTTGAACAGTGCATGTAATGAGTCTACCGACTGGTTTGAAACGTAGTTTGTCGAAGCAGTTGTTTGCGTTGCGTAGTTAATGCTCATTCTATTCACCTTTTTCGGACTCTCTCGGCCCATGTACACAGTATTAAAAATGAGCAAAGGTGTGTGCAACAGTTAGTTCGGCTTATTTGCGCTGTCGAGAGCTGGGGTGAGCTTAAATCCGCCAAATTCAGCTTAGTTGAGCTTCAAGGGGCTTCTAAAAAAGTTTTTCTTAGGCATGATGTTGGTAGATTCACTGCCCAACCCCCACCCCATCTACTGTCTCTATATAGAAGAAGAAAGAGAAATCGAAGAAAGGACTGATGGTAGATGGGGTGAATGGAGGGGAGCAGCCACAAGGGATCCACCGATAAAACCATTGATTAAGAAAACCTGGAATCACATAACGCAAAATATACCCAGCTTAATTATTTTAACTAATTTTGCAATTTAACTTGCAACACCTTTTGCTCATTTTTGATACTAGCTACATAGAGACGAAACAGTCTCAAACAAAAAAGGAACGCAACATGAACAACGCACAAACAGTAGTCATCGAAAACAACAAGGAAGCCCTTGCAACAGCCCTTGAGCTCAGAGAGTACGCAAACACTACTCGCCTGGTGTCAATTGATGGAAACGTTCTTGACGCTATCTCAGTGGCTTATAAGACAGCATCTGGTCTTCACAGCGCGAATGACGGGCAGATCACGAAGTCTATTTACACTATGTCGAAACTCTCCCTGGCGCTGATGATTGTCAAAGCCGACAGCAGCGACAAAGCATTCGACGCGGCGGCGTTTGAGATTGCTCGTGACGTCTTCGTATCAGGAAAAACCAAGGAAAAAGCCAGGGTGCTCGCTGCCACAACAGGGCGCACTCAGGATGCTTGCGAAGCCCTCATCAATGGAAAGCTCGAATTCCTCATCAGCAGGATGAACTCGAAGACTAACGCCCTGGCAGACACTGGCATCTCCCCAGAGAACCCTGAGGTGATCCGAGACACCATCTTGACAGTCGGCGGCAAGTACCTCATCAGCCTGCCCACCGGTGACGGTAAGTCCTCAAGAATCAATGAGCCGGTCATTCAGCATTATCTGAGCACTGGTAGAAAGGTGCTCGTGATCTCCCACCGCCGCTCAATCAACAAAACTCTGGCCAACATCGACGGCATCGTGAGTTACGACGAGTGCGACCACCCCGACGTCCTGCTCAACGCTAGGGGCCTGAAAATTGTCGTTAACTCTCTGAACGGGCTGAAATTCAAGCGCTTCATCGAGTCAGTTGACCTTGTAGTGATCGACGAAGCCTCCCAAGTGATCAGTCACGTCCTTGGCGGCAGAGTCGACAACCGCCAAGCAGTCTGGGAAACCCTCAATTTTGTCGTCAAGCACGCTGCAAACGTCATCATGAGCGATGCGGACATCGACTCCAGGTGTGCAGAGATGATTGGCCCTGGATATAAGCTGTACAAAAAGGAGGCAGCTCACTCGGGCATTAAGGTGCAAACCGGCGACATTAATCACGTCAGGGCCCTGGCAGTTGAGTCGGCCTGCCGCACAAACACCCTGATTGCTTGCGATGCGGTGAAGGAAGCCCATGCCCTTGCGAAGGCAATCGAAAAACAGGGTGGGCCAGTTGCCTTGGTGATCACCGCTGACAGCGCCCAGTGGCCTGAGCAAGCTGCATTCATTTCTGATCCGAACTCGACTACACATCAGGTGGTGATTTACAGCCCGGTGATCACCTCTGCGTTGTCGATCACGTCCGGCCACTTCAAGTCGCATTACGGCATCTTTCAGGGCCAGGTAGTGCCGAGTGATGCCATCCAGATGCTGCGCCGCGACCGCACTGCAAGGAGCTTTGTTGTGGGGGTGAAGCAGCCGACGTACAGCAAGTCTGAAACCGTTGAGGCGTCTTACAAGTGTAAGCCTGTCTGCCTGGACGACCTGCTTGCCAGCATCGACTTCAAGGACGGCGAACGAGCAAAAGCCGAGGCCTTGGTGCGTGCTGAGCTCGGGACGCTGCAGTTCCAGTTTCTTGAGTACACCCACCGCAAAAACGAAGCCTGGTTGCGCGATAACATCCAGTCCTCGCTTCCCGCAAGCCTGCTCGCTCGTGGGTTCGAAGTCGAAGTTCTGGCGCATGACGATGAACTTTGCCTATCTGGGTTCAAAGCAGATAGCCAGGCTCGGAAAGCTGTTAAGCGCCAAGTCGCAAATGGCGTGAATCATGCTGCCAAGGCGGAGCCAGCCACCATGCAGCGCGTCCGGGATTATGGATCATCGAACGAACAGGAGCACCTGGAAGCCTCGCGAGCCAGGGCAATTGAAGTTATGAAAGTCTCGGATTTCGGCTTGGATGACGCGATGGTTTGGGGTTTCGGTGAGGGAGAATCAAAGATCGTCAAATTCCGCGAACTGATGAGCGCCACTACCGTCCTTGCCGCTACAGACGAGCGCAGCTCTAAACGAGTAATGGCCCTCCTGAAGCCTGCACTGGTCGCCATGACCTCAGAGAAAAATTGGGCGGGTGAACAAAGTGTCGCGTTGTTCGACAGCCTCAACGCCATCCGCACCGAAGTTCTGGCAGCCGGAATCCGGATGAGCTCCGCCAAAAGTGATCAAGCCAAAAAAGCCGACATCACCAAAATCTTTAGCCAGTTTGGCCTTGCCGTCAAAAAGCATGAGACAACAAATAAACAGTTCTTTTACACGATCAACCCGAAATCACTGGCTCAAATGAAACGATACATCTGACACTCAATGAATCGCCAAGGAAGGCGCTGCAATATACCCGATATAAATATTTTACCAAATTCAAAATAATTTATTGATTCACCAAAAGCTCATCCAGATAATAGAAGAATAAGAACAAAAAAGGAAAAGATAAATGAGCGCTTTTATAGACTTAACAAACGCCTCTCTGAGCGACGAAATCGACATGACCGAAGTCGATGAGGTCAGAACCTGCTTGCTCAAACCCTGGGGATTTAGGGAGCTTGATAGAGACCTGCTTCGCAACATAGCAGAGACCTGCATCCATGCGCTCCACATGGTCGAATGGAACGAGCACAACGCCCAGCGCTTCAACAACAAAGTAGTCCCTCGCGACGAAGTAATATTCCAGCCATCTCTTCCTCCAGTGCCAAAGCCCTATCGTAGTTGGCCTGAAGCATACATCATGATTTTCGGTGGTCTACAAGACTGCGAGTACGAGCCTAAGGAATCGAAGTTCAAGTACGTGGTTGAGCACACATACCAACCTGACTCCGTTGACCCAGTAAACCCTAAAATCGTCTTCGAGATAAAGGGGGTCATACCAACACTGAATGATGCGAAAAAGTACAGGTCAGTCGCAGAACAAAACGGTATCTACATTATATTTATCCTCCAAGAAAAAAATATCATCTGTCCTTGGTCAAGACCACGCAAAGACGGCACACGCATGACCTTGGAGGAATGGATGACTAAGGAGAATTTCGAGTTTTGCTACCAGGGCGAAGAAGAAGCTTTCCGATCAACCGAGAGATACAAAAAGCTTGTAGCCACCTTTGGCAAGTAATCCCGACAAGACGTAAAGAATACAGAGGGCCATGATGGCTCTTTTTTTTGCGCACAAACAAAGCTGTTAATAGTGTTACAATGTCTGCACTGATAATTAGAAGGCTCTCTAAGAGCAGGACTGATCTGAGTGTGGCGTGATTTACAGATCAGTGCGGATTGAATGAGGCGCCACTCATTTGGTAGCGGTATTGGGTGGTAACCCGATAGCCTGTAAACCAGTCATTGACTAGCTAAGCAAGCGCTGCGACTACCTAGCCTTCGCATAATAATAAGAGCACGACATGCGTAAGATCTTGGGGATCGATCCAGGTCTCTCCGGCGGTTTATCAATCATCGACGAGCAATTTAATCTGATTGCTTGCATTCAAATGCCAACTACATACTTTGACGGCAAAAAGCGTCGGGTAGACCCGCGTCCCATTTTTGACTTTATTTCGTTGCATTCCCCTGAATTAGCAGTCGTCGAGTTGGTGGGTGCCAGGCCTGGCCAGGGCGTCGTGTCGATGTTTAATTTTGGCGATGCGTTCGGGGTTGTCCGTGCTATAGCTGAGTGCCTGTGCCCTGTCGTTCGGTACTCAAGGCCACAGGAATGGCGTGGTTTCCAGAGCTTGTCAGGCCTCTCGAAGGAACAGATTGCCGAAGTGGCTTTCGAGGTTTTCCAGGCTGAGCAGATCTATGGCAAGCCCCGTGGCGGTAAACGCGCCGTGCGCGATGGTATATCCGACTCCTTGATGATCGCCAAGTTTGGTGTTCGGTTCCTGGAGTAACTAATGGCGGCCAAGGCACTCACTAAAAAGATCATTGCGGATCTCGAAAAATACATTATTCAAACAACAAGTTTGAAGATCGCCTGTGGGTGCGCAGGTGTGCCCTCCTCCACATTTTACGCATGGCAGAAGGCTGCAAAGGAAATTGAGGACGAAGCTAAAGACGAGTCTGACTTAACCAAGGATGAGCTCTTGCTTTTGGAATTTCTGGAGCGCATCGACCTTGCGAAGGCGAAGTCCTGCAAGCCTGCAATAGACGCCGTGATGAAAGCCATTAAAGACGGCGATGCCAACCAAGCCGCTAGGTTACTAAGTAGGCGAATGCCAGAAGAATTCGGCGATTGGAACCGAAAAGAAGTCACGATCCGCCAGGAAGTAAGCGAAGAATCCAGCACTGGTATCGCTCTGATCCCCTCGATGGGCGCAGACAACGATCTTGATCAGCTGCTCCAGCAGCAACAATCCGACGCTTTGATGCTCGCAAAAACTAAAACAAGCGAGCTCAGCTAATGATCAAGCAAAGAACACCCTTTGACTGCGGTATCGCCACGCTGGCCAACGCCCTGTCGGTCAGGTACGACCACGCACTGGAACTGTACGGCAACGACAAACAACGCAACGGCGTAACCATTCAGCATACTGCGAGCATACTCTTTGGCCTCGGCTACGCACCTGTGTATACCGCGTTCCCTGGTTTCACCAAAGCCAGCGGCATCGACATGTCGACAGCAAATCCGGCCATCCTGGAACTCCTCGGCCACCCAGCAATCTTGCAAGTCCTGACCCCCTCCGGAATCGTTCACCAGGTCTTTTTTGACGGCAAAAACATCCACGACCCAAGCCCCTCAGTCGCCGGCCCTAGAAGCATCAGCGAGTACGAGTGTGTAGACGCGGTGATCCTGTACAGGCGCTGCCACATGGGTGGAGTGATCCCCAGTCACCTGGTGCTCATGGGGGACGGTTTGTGATCAAAACCAACCAGGCGCTTGTGCGCAAACAAGGCTCTTCCCTCCCGGATTGCTCGGTGTGCGTAGTGAACCCGAATGGGAGCATTAGACCTGCAGGAGCGGGTTTATGAGCTCATTTGGGAACATTAGGCATATCGCCAAGGCTGTCCGGAATGTCGTATGGCAGCCGATCCCTGGTGCGGACGGCGGGATCAGCTCCCAAGGCATGCTGCTTATTACCGGCCAGCCGCAAAATCTCATTCGGGAAGTCCTGTTCCATGGCTCGCGAGGCAACGGGAAGTCTGAGTGCCTCCTGATGTCGTTTGCTCAGCATGTCGGCAAGGGATGGGGGAGCTACTGGCGTGGGGTGATCTTGCGCCGGCAGTTCTCCTCGCTAAAGGACTTGATCGTAAAGAGCCACAGGCTTTTCCCAAAAATGTTCCCCGGCGCCACGTTTAACAAATCCCTGAGGGAGTGGACGTTTCCCACGGGCGAAGTGCTCATTTTTGAATATATAGAAAAGAAAGAGCAGTACGAGGCGAAGTTTCACGGCCAGGAATACAGCTTTATCGGCTGGGACGAGCTCACGACATGGGCGACTGACGAGATTTATGAGTCGATGATGTCCACGCTCCGGACGTCGTATCAGCCCACCAAAGCCCAACCGCTAATGCCGCCCCTGCAGGTACGCAGCACAACGAACCCCTGGGGGATCGGAAAAAGGTGGGTCAAGGCCAGGTTTATCGACGGCAAAATCAGTGGCCAGATTGAGTACAAAAATGGGCGTCGGGACAAGTGCGCGATCTTCGGTACTGTTTTTGAGAACCCCCACCTGGACGATGAGTACAAGGCTTGGCTGCGGACGATCAGTGACCCGGCGAAGCGTGCGTCGTGGTTACTGGGTGACTGGGAGGCTGTAGACGACACTGCCATGTTTGCGGCGCTGTGGAAAAAGGATGTGTTGCTCATGCAGCCTTTTGTTATCCCGGCGCACTGGAAAGTCGAGCGCTCTTTTGACTACGGCCAATCCACGCCATTTTGCTGCCTCTGGACTGCCGAAGCAAATGGCGAATCCGTCCTGGTCAACGGGAAACCGTTTTGTCCGCCCAAGGGCTCGATCATTGTCGTCGGCGAGGATTACGGCACTCCTCTCAATCCAGACGGCACACAGCAGAAGCGCGACCTCGGTCTTTTTTTGAGTGCCGGCAACATTGGTAAGCGCCTGAAGACCAGGGAGCTCAAGCTTCAAGAAAGCATCCTGAAAAACCACTCAAAGGTCACGCCAGGCCCCGCTGACAACCAGATCTATAACGGCAGCCGAGTCGATCATGGCAATGCGCCAACCGTTGCAAAAGACCTGGCTGCTGAGGGCATGACTTTCGTCAACTCTGACAAATCGCCGGGTTCCAGGATCACCAGTGCGCAGCTGATGTTTGGACGTTTGCAAGCAACAATTGAGCAAGATCCGAGCAAGCCGCACATCTACTTCTTCACAAATTGCCGCTTCTTGAATTCCTCTATTCCTGAGCTGCAGCGAGACGAAGACCAGCTGGACAGCGTGGCTAAGGCTGGGGATGACCATGCCTGGGATGCCTTGGCATACAGATTAACTTGGAAGCGTCCAGTAACTTCAATTCAACAAGGTGTTAGGTAGCGGTCGCCTCAGATGGATATTTTTACACTAAATACTCACCCACTCCGAGTGTTCGCCCGATTCTTTTACTAAAATTGACTCTTCAAGATTAAATGTCAAAGATGTCCCGGCGATTGTAATTATGCGCTGCTCTGTATCGATGACCATCCCCAGTGAAGTTTGCTCACGCGTTTCCGGCTGAGCATGGCTTTCGAGTATTCTGATTAGTTCAGGTATGAGCTTCATAGTTTCCCCTTATTGTTATTAATCAATTATCTCAAAAAACAGACTGGCGCTTCAAGCGCCTAGCAATGAAAAGCTGTAGAATATTTACAAGCCATACAATAATAAAAATAGGCACTTATATATGTCAGTCAGTCAACGCACCTTACGCTGCCAAAAGTATTACGACGACCGCGAATTAATTAGGGCTGTCAGGGGCGGCACTGAAGCACTTCGCAACGCTGGAATAAAATATCTCCCAAAAGAGCCTGGTGAATCCGCTGAGTCGTACAAACGGCGCCTTGCACGCTCGTTCCTAACCAACTACACGGACAAAACCGCTAAAAACTTGGCCTCGAAGCCTTTTACCAGGCCCATTGTCGTCAAAAGTGAGCGTTTTCAAGAGTTAGCCGATGAATACGTCAAAGCGGTCGATGGCAAGGGCACGAGTCTGACCGGCCTCTCATCAACTGTATTTGAAGACGCCCTGTGGAACGGCTCAAGCTTTATCGCCGTGGACTGCGCCGTGCAGGGTGGCCGCCCCTACGCATACCACCTCTCGGGGGATCACATCCTGGGCTACCGGCTTGACGAAGACGACCGCCTCACCGAGATCCGCATCCAGGAAAAGGCCGTGGTTGGCGACGGCGAATGGGGAGAAAAAGAAGTAACCAGGGTGCGGGTATTCAAGCGCGACGGCGAGACCGTCACCTGGTCACTATACGACGAAGACGGCACGGCAATTACCGTTGACCAGGCGTTTGCGCTCAAAGAGATTCCGGTCGTTGCAGTGCACTCGTCGGCGGTGGTTGCGAGTGGGGAGCTTTTTGCGTGCCCTCCCCTGAAAGACCTGGCCTTCATGAACATCCAGCACTACCAGGAGAGCAGTGATCAGTCAAACATCCTGAGGATCGCACGGGTGCCGGTGCTTTTCGCTTCCGGGGTTGCTGAAGATGCTTCGATTGCCATCGGGTCTGAGTATGCGATCAAGGGTGAGTCTGGTGCTGATCTGAAGTATGTCGAGCACAGTGGTGCAGCGATTGGAGCTGGGCGGGATTCGCTGAAAGATCTTGAAGCCAAAATGCAGTCGTATGGCTCTGACATGCTGGAGAACAACGGCGCCGTCGAGACGGCTACGGGTCGGGCTCTGCGGGCTGGAGAGACGAACAATCGTATTGCGATGATTGCCCTGAATCTGGCTTCGGCGGTGGAGACGGTTCTGGGTTGGATCGCGTACTTCAACAAGGTCGCTGAGCCTGATTTTCACGTCGACATCAACACTGAGTACGGCATCAATAGCGCCCCCGAAGAGCTTACGGCATTGGCAAACGCGCGCACGATGGGCGACCTGTCCCAGGAAGATTACCTCCAAGAGCTCAAGCGTCGTGGATTGCTTAGGAACGATTTCAGCGTGGCCGACAATGCTGACCGTCTTTCTGTCGAGCTAGCGTGATTTCAACGGCAGGACTGACATGGCATAATCATGGCCAACCCTTCACATGGAATGTAGAGATGAAATTCCTAAAGATTCCGGCAGTTCGTTGGGTTGTGATGCTCCCCGCTGCCATCCTGGCTGCCATGATTGCTGTGCTTGCTATGCGATTCATGAACGACATTTGGTCGAGTGGAGATCCAGATAAGCTGACGTTTTTTGGATCAATTGGCGAAGCAATCGTGAGCAGTATCGGCTGTGCCGTGCTCATCTGGGTAGCATCCTGGATGGCCCCAAAAGGCAAGCTCATCATTGGCGTAGTCCTAGCCACGCTGCTCGGCCTGATGTGGGTTGCTGGTGCGATTTACTCTATTTATCAGTCCCAGTTTCTGATGATCATCGTTTGTGCAGGCGCACTGCTGGGAATTGTGTCGGCTGTCTACAGCATCAATCAAAATCCGCCAGACTTTGGCGACTGATTAGTTGTTGCTCGACCCCAGATTACGCTAGGCTCTGCGTATCTTAAACACGAGGTATCATATGTCACGTCTTGCCGAATTCCGCGCCCTGGAACAACAACTGGCTGCTCAACTTGCTGAGCTGGAAAGCTTGAAAAACGACGACGGCCTCAAGCGTGAAATCGAGTTTGAAAAAAAGCTTCGTGACCTCCTCGGTGAGTACGGCTACAGCTTGCGCAACATCGTTGCCATCCTTGACCCACAGGCTGGCACTCGCCGTGCTGTTCCGGCTGCTAACGAAACCAAAGGCAATCGCAAGCCTCGTCAGGTTAAGCAGTACAAGAACCCGCACACCGGTGAAGTGATCGAAACCAAGGGTGGCAACCACAAGCAACTAAAAGAGTGGAAAGCCGAGCATGGTGCCGATGAAGTCGAGTCTTGGTTGGCTCAGTAAGACTGTTTGAGTACAAATGAGGGCCCCACTGGGGCCTTTTTGCTGTCAGAGGTGTTCGCGCATGGAAGTAAACCAAGGGCTATCGCAGTCCCAGCGAGTTTCGCTTATCCAGGAAGTTACCCGCTTCCGAGCCGCTGTTGAGCAAGTCATCAAAACATACGGGGCACCGAGGCACATCAGCCGCTACCCCCATGCCTGCTGTGGGATCATTTCCGAACTGATGGGTGACTACTTAAACACCATGGACATGGGCGAATTCGAATACATTTGCTCAATGAAAAACGGCGCGTCACACGCTTGGCTTGAGATCAGCGGCCTCGTCGTCGACATCACCGGCGACCAATTCCCTGGCCGGCCATCCATATACGTCGACAAACCGGACGCCTGGTACGCCAACTGGGAGGAGGACATCAGGCACCTGGCAGTTCACGAGCGCTCAGCGTTCTTCTACCGTGAAGAACGTCAATTCCTGACTCAGGTGCTGGAGCACATGAGCCAGCAGGTCGTCTCTGGCTGACCAGGGCGCGCTGGCAGTATGATGTCAGTTTGAGTGCAAACGGGCCTTGTGAGGCCCTTATCAATGGATGATGACATGCAAAAAAGCTTAGAGGCGGTTTTTTACGAGTGCGAGCATACCGGGGCGTTCGATGCCGGCCCCACTGCAGTGCTACCTATACTGCAGAAGCATTATGGCGAAGCATCTGGAGCGTCGGTCTTTGTTTTGAATCATTTTTCCGGAATAAACGGATACCGTTTCAAGAGAGAGGGTAAATGGTCATTTATACCAGTTGAAAAAACGCCTCCGCGCTCTACAAGTCCCTTTCCTTTCTCAAGCCTGCTTGCAAGCAAAGATCTTATAGTTCCTCCGCTCCTACTGCCCAGGCATATGGATATGATCTGCAAGGCAATAACGGCCAGCAAGGACAACCCGAACAGCACGACAGTGGACTTTTGCTTAGCTGTAATCTACACGCCTCATGATATGGGGAGGTATTACGAATCCCTATTCAGTAAAATCGACTCCTTTAGACCGTATATTAAACACATAGACGAATGCATCAGATCTTACCTCCTTGGAAACATTTCAGTGTCTGTTTCCGGCATGATCCTAGCGGCTGAAGGAATTCTAAGAGAAATTGGTAAAAAAATAGACAGCCGTTTTTCCGGCATCACGAGCAAGGATCAGTTCATCAATGTATTGAATAAGATAGAAGATCATGTGGCAGGAGCAGCATACCCTGGCTACGAAGTTCCAAGCTTTATGCGAGAGCGTGACTACCTTTTAAACTTTGATGAGCGCCTTGCGCTAATTGATGGATTCAAGAAATACTTTTCAACTAGGCTGTATGAGAATACATTGGTTGTAAAGGGTGAAATCGACATGAACAGACACAGCGTCCTTCACGGTTTATCAATGGATTTCAACACGCCATTAAATTTTTACCGACTCTTCATCATGCTTGTATTTCTAGCATTCGTCAGCGTTATTCTTGGACATAGCCGTGCCTCATGCTTTGTATCGGAAACAGAAGAATCAAAAAAGAAAAGCGATTGTTACGATGAACTGGCAGCGTTCGGAGCGATTATGAAGGTTAAATACCCTATTTAGCACATGGCCAGCAGCCACAGCAGAATCGTAACTTGCTGACGAGACATTCAATGGCCTTCCTGGCGCATTAAACCCTAGCAGAGCTCACGACTTGCGATAGTTTGCTTTCGGATCTCGTTCGCCCAGGATGGATTCCAGAATCCTTGCATCAATATCCGCACTTAATTTATCAGCCAAACTTTTGATGTGCTTGTTATATTTTTCCACATGCTCTGGCGGCAAGTAAGACACAAAATCGCCAGGGATATCGAACTCGAACTCTATGTACTTATGTTTTGTCAATTCCAGCTACCTTATTATTATTGTTTTGTTGTCAAACCACTAATGACCATCCCGGCGCACCAGGTCTTTGCATTGCTCCCGGCTTGCGATGACCTGCTCTCGTATTTCCTCTACATCAATGCTGATGCAACCTCCGAGTGGGGCCCGGAGGGTTTTGAGGCTATTGATGGCTAAGATAAACTGCTCTTCCCGTATGTCCCAGACTGTCTTGGACTTATCTTTTCTTAATAGCCTGACTAGCCAGAGCATGATAATTATTCCGCCTCACAGACAAACAGCATAGACCGCCACTCTTCACGCTTCCGATCTTTAAAATCAGCAAGGCTCTGCGCTGTTTCTTGATCGTTGAACTCATGACTGACCGCTTCTGCCAAGTGCTCTTCGATCTGCTCGATCCTAGCCAGTTGAGCTTGGTCTTCTGTCTCGTGTACCTCTCCAATAGACCCAGAGCCCGCATGAATCACCACATAACCAACCATGATATGTTCCTCGACAAGTGCTTATGTATTAAGCATGGCAGTGAGCTTTGAGTGGTTCAACATCTTTTTTCTACACTTCCCAAGGTTGATCAGGAGATAGGAAGAAAAGTGCTTTGTCACCCTTGATTTCACAGGTAGGTATGTCAGCCGCATACCCATAAAATAATTTCACCAAGGCCCTTTTGCTGACAAACCTCTCCCCTGTACCAAAGTTACAAGTATTGATATATTGGATAGCTCATTGACACCATGGACGTGCGTAGATGTTGAAGTTTGGGAAAGTTTTGTGTTCCGCTGTGTTATCAATTGTTGTAACTGGGGCTTCAGCGGCAAATCTCTACGTCGCGGGGACAAATCCGTCCCAGATGTATGAGGTCGTCAAGCCGGTGGTCGGCGACACGGTTACCCCCGTCTTCCTCTTCGGGGATAACCCGCAGGAGCTTTTGGCCCACCTGGATCACGAGGCCGTCCGCAAAGCTGGTGTACAGCAAGCGACGTTCGATTATTACGCGAGCAAGGTGCGCCCGGAGTCTCTGGCTTACGGTGTGGTTGGCTATGCGATGGGTGGCAATGCTGTGCCAGGCAATGAGTCGATCAACAAGACCTGCGCTATCGTGATGGCGACTCATGAGCAGATGCGCACAACGACGACGATGTTCCACGAGGCTGTCCACTGCAAGAACTTCAGTGAGCTCAGGTCTGACCCTGAGGCGTGGCGGCTTGCGGTGTCGATGAACAGGCCTGCCCTGGGCATGACAAACCAGCAGTACATGTCACTGTTCCATGAAGTTCTGGCTGCCTATGTGCAGGTCGCGTATTCCGCTAACCAGGGAGTCGTGGACGGGGTCGGGATGGTCATGCGAGCTGCGAAGCCGGACAAAAATACGGCCACGTCGATTGGATTCCGGACGGCCCGACATGCCTTAAAGATGTGCCAGGTGAAAGGTGCTTGCTCGACCTACTCGCCGGACGTTGTGAGGATGCTTGCATCCAATGACTATGCCCGTGGGCAAATGATGCTAGACCTCAAAGAGCTGTTTGCTGCAGCCAAGGCATCAGGATACGTCGTGGAGCACAAGTAACTATTTTATGTCGAGCAGGCGCATGATTCGGTAATGTCGCTCAACAGTGTCTCGCAGCGCTGTCGCATCAGCCAGGGCGCGGTGACCACGCGTCACGGGCATTTGATAGTAAATTGCTGCAGCGTGCTCGGGCCCAACTACTTTTGAGTCAGACAGGTGGATTCCGAGGCACTGAGCGGACGAGCTGCTTCGTGTCGTCAGGAATAAAGTACACACGACGTTCCGACCACACCTGCTTGCTAAATACAAAAGCATCGTCGTCGAAGCGAAACAGCGTCATGCCCGCCTGAGCGTTTACGATCTTGTCGAGCTCGTCGCCAGTAAAGCTGTGAGTGCAGTCACTCAACGTAACCCCTGGCTCCTGCTTTGCGATTGCGGCGCCGAGGTAATCGCGCAGCGACATGTCAGTGCCGTCGTAAATCCACTCGTCCCTCATGTCCCCTCCAAGGCGTCAGTTCCTGCTTTTACGCTAGCACCATTAGCAAGACCTAGATAGTACCCACCCCTTGTTAAGGCTTAGCCGCGCATTGCTGCCAAAGTGCACATATATATAGCCTGGCAGTGAAATAGGATTAAATATGCAACAGCCGTTCAAAAATAATTTGATTTAAGTATCGCTCCATCAGTACCATATAAATATAAGAAGAAGAGCAGAAGCTCCAAGGCACCCCATATGCAAACCGTCACTATCCGAAAACTCAATCAAACAACCCAGGAAATCTGCGCAATCCGCCTCGTCGGTGGTTTTGACTCAAACCGCAAGCACTACCCTGCCCTGCCCCAGTTGCGGTTTGACAACAAATACCACCTGGCGGGTGTTGCCGAGCGTGCGGAGTCCGGCTGCTCGGATTCAATGCAGTTGCTGAGGCGGTGGGTTATTTGCAGTCTGGTTTTTGCAAGGGATCTCGTGTTTGACGGCGTCAGGTATGAGTTTGATATACAGAGTTTTTCTGAACCATCAAGCTTGGACTACCTTGCCTGGGAAGTAATGGCACAAGTCTTAGACCAATAACAAAAATGGAGACGATTATGAGCACATTTATTAGGCAGTTTGACATTCGTACGAAGGCGCACCAAGATTTTGCCAGGGGCGATAAGTTTGAGGGACTGAAGGCTGTGATGTACCTTCTTGCAAACGGGATTGTTAAGCCCAATGCCCGCGGCTTGTACGATTTTTGGGAGTCCTCGGCGTATGGTCGCAACGAGTCAGCTGAGCTTTTTGGCGCAATGCTCGACAAGGGGCATATTCCAGAAATCTTGCGAAAAGCAAAGGCTGGCGAGATGGTTATCATCCAGGACTTTATTGACGCGGTTGACAGGCTCGACGATGACACAAAGCTTGCCATCCTGCGTGCGGTATAAATAGTCAAGGAAAATATCGCACAAAATCCCCCGCGTCATTTTTTATGATATTATGGCGTTACAACATAAAACAACAATAAGAATCCTTGGGGGATTTAAGCATGTTGAAGCAAAATGGTCTTGTCGTATTCAAAGCCTACGGTGAAGAAGATGGCGGGACTCAAGAGCCAGGGGCTCAACCAGTACTAATTACCGAAACTCCTGAATTCCAGGAAACCCTCCGCGCCGAACTCGCTAAGGCTCTGGCCGCTGAAACAGGCGGTTTGAAGTCAAAGAACTCTGAGATTCTCGCTGAGAAGAAGAAAGTTCAGGATCAGCTTAATGCCATTCTGGCTCAGGCCGAAGACGAGGCTGACCAGGCTGCGCTGAAGTCCGGGAAAATGGATTTCCAAGCCTTGCTGGATAAGCGTGTCAATGCTGCAAATGCAACTTGGCAAGAGCGCCTCCAGGCCGAACAGACTGAGAAAGAAGAACTGCGCAAAGCTGTTGATGCAGAGAAAGGCCGACTGAAGCAATTTCAGATTAAGCAGTTGATCGGCAACGAAGCACTGAAGAATGAGTTCTTCCAGCCGTCTGCTATTGATGACCTGATTAACCTGGCTGGTGGCTCCTGGGAGCTTACTGACTCGGGCGAACTGGTTAGCCGAGATCAGCACGGCAATGTCGCAATGGGCAAGTCCGGTCGAGCGCTGACGCCGAAAGAGTGGATCGAAAGCTTGGCCCAAACTAAGCAGCATTACTTTAAGGCTATGCCCGGTTCAGGTGGCAAGCAAGGCACTGGCGGCGCTGGCGTGTCGATGTCTCGCGAAGAGTGGCAGCAGAAACTTATGCTGGGTACTGCTCAAGAACAATCTGAACTGTTTGCCAAAAGGGCTAAGGGCGAAATCGTCATTAGCTAAGTAAAGAGTTACACCCTGGGACTCACCCCGAGTCCCAGTTCCCAAGCTGGTCGGGCCAGCGGCTGTTTTGCTCTGTGAGCAACAGATACCTCAAAAATACCAAAACAAAAATAACAATAAATAGGTATGCAAATGACGCAAAGTAATGCACTCGTTGTTCTTCCTGCGTATGGGAACGATTTCGAAGCACTCATCAACGAAACAATTCTTCCTGTGGCTATGTCACGTCTTCGTGGGCAGCTGACAATGCCAAAGCTGATCACCGTCAACAAAGCCGACGAATCGAAGAAAGTCGGTGAGTTGATCAGGGTCAACAAGCCTGTTGAATTCGACAAAGCTGATGAGCATGGAACAGGTGGATCTGTTGCTACGGATCTGAACGTTTCAGAGGTCGAGCTGCGCCTTGATCGCCATGTCTACAAAGAATTCAAGATGTCAGACCGAGAGTTCACGGGCATGCAACCCGGCGTTATCCCTGACTCGTTAGCCGCTGCTGTGGACGTCCTTGCCCGCACTGTGAACGAAGCGATCTTTGATATGTACACAGAAGTTCCGTACTTCTCTGGCACGCTTACTTCGAGCAATCCTCGTGATAAGAGAGACCTGATCCAGAACCGCAAGGGCCTTCACAATCGCATGGTGTTGGGTGATAAGAACCTCGTCCTTACATCAGATACTGAAGCTGACTTGCTGGGGATTTTCACCTCTTACAGCGAGCAGCCAGCGGAAAAAGAAGGAATTATCGGTCGTCGTTTTGGCTTCGACACGTACAGTGATGTTCAGGCACCGTTTCACTTCGCAGGCACTGCATCAAGCAGCCAAGCCATCAAACTGTCTGTGGCTGGCAGCGTTGGCTCGTCTGTACTCGTGCTTAACGGTGCTGGAGCAAGCGCCACCTTCGTTAAGGGCGATATCTTGACGCTGGCCGGAACTGACCAGGTATTCGCTGTAGCTGCAAATATCGCTGCTGATGCCGATGGTGCAGCCGCTGTAACGGTCACTCCGAGCATTTCCGCCGCAATCCCTAGCGGTACAGCTGTGACAGTGGTCGGCGATCACCCAGTCGACTTGTCTTTCAGCAAGACCGCATTTTTGATTGCTTTCCGTCAACTGGAAGCTCCAGTAAACACCAATGGTACGACTATCGGCTCTTTAACCGACCCGGATACTGGTATCACCCTGCGTCTGTTGAGCTGGTACAAACCAGAGACTGAGTCTACCCACTGGAAGCTGGAAACGCTGTTCGGCACCAAAGCTGTTGCTCCTGAGCGCGCGAGCCGCATGGGCGGACACTGATACACCGGGCTCTCCGGCGCCCACCCGCAACATCAAAGCCCTCGTTCGCTTCCCGGCAGCGAGGGCTTTCCATTTTCAGGAGCAATACATGAGTGAAGTAACAGCAACAATCGAACGCAACGGTGCAGTCCTGCCAATAGTCACTCCAGGCATTTCTCGCGGCAAAGTGGGACTAACTCAAGGCAACACATTCACGAGCCAGGTCATCCAGGGCCAAGCGATCTACATCTTTTGCCGGTCGCTAATCCATATCGCGGAAGGCCCAGTCGTAACAGATGCAGACGCGCCGGTCGACGCCAGGGGCGGCATTTATTTGAATGCAAACAGAGGCAGGCAAGTGAGCGTGCGGCTGCTTGCGGGGGAAGATCCGGCGACTGTCTGGATACATGAGGTTCGCTGATGAACATACCTGGTCGAAATCTCTTGTCCCTGACGGTTTATCACCTTCGCCGGGCGATTCGCATTGTCGCTGGCTCACCCGTGATCGATGGTGTGGTTACTAATCCTGATGGAACGATCACTGTCGGCGGCAGTGGTGGGACGTCTGGACAGACCATCGTCATAACTTTTCCTGACGGCACCGTTGGGACTGATGTGGTTGGGAATGATGGTGGGTGGTCGGTTACCTCACCGGGTGCGATAACGCCTGTTCCTGCTGCGCCTGACCTGGTTGTTGACCAAGTTCCGACCCCCGATACACCTACCACTCCAGAACTCGGCGAAGTTACGCCTGGTGGGGGTGGCGGAACTGTTGTTGGTGGGGGTGGTGCCAACCCAGGTGATGATGTTGATGTGACGCTGCCAGGTGGCGAGATCGGATCTGGCGAAGCTGATGGTGATGGCGACTGGGAAGTGGAGTTTCCGGATGTTCCCTATGATCCAGATCTCGATACTGGCGATGTTGGGGTTGTCACGAATCCCAAGCCAGGTGAGCCCGTTGTCGACGACGTCACGGCAAACCAGGACGGCTCAGTCACGGTTGGTGGCAGTGGCGCGAATCCTGGTGACCAGATCACTGTGACGTTCCCGGACGGGTCAACCGGCACTGGTACTGCAGACGATAACGGTAGCTGGTCGGTGGTATCACCAAGTACGCAAGATCCTGACCTGACTCCAGGTGATGTGATTGTCGATGCTCAGCCTGACCCCATGGCCGGATCGGTCTCTGCACCTGACGCAATCTATGCCGACATTGCTGGCCTGGAGTTCGTTGAGACCGACGACGGTGGGAACTACATCGCCTGGGAGCAGTTCGTTGAGCAGTTGAAACGGATCGTCGGCATCAATGAGACAGCTATGAACTCCATCAGCTTCGGAGGTGCTTATGGGTTGCCGAAAAGAATTCTGAAGTCAGGTGAGATGTACATCGCTGCGTTTGACGGCCAGTACGTAATCTTCAACAGCGAGAACGAGCTGAACCAGGGCACTGCCAGGGTAGTCAAAAAGAACTACATCACAGACCGTGCTTGCGACATCTTTAAGACTGAGCATGCTGCCTACTACCTGCGAAATGACAACGGCCTCGACCGGCTCACGCGACTCGACGGCTCAGACACCTCAATTGCACTCGACATCGCAAACTCATTCGGAGATTTGAAGCTGCCAGCCATGGCGAGCTTGGGCGAGGAGGACTGGTTGGTGAATACTGACTTTACGATCTCGTACCTTATCAATCCCGTGACCCTCGCTGTCAGGCCCGGCCCAGCTTTCAGCGACGTGAGCCTGCAGATCGAGGGATCGGGTGGCGAGGTGGCATCGTCGAATGGGCGTGTGTTTGCGAGTGCCAAGCGCACAGACAACCAGAGCTCGGCAGTCTTCGAGTTCACTGAGACAGGTCACAGGCTGATCAGCGAAAACGGCGGCAAGGTTGTTGCCGGTGACACCCACCTGCACATTATGAGCGGTGCAGATCTGCGGGTAATTGACCTGGCTACTAGCAGCGTACACACCGCAACTCTCGATAGCGCGTTGGTAATCGGTTACTCCCGTGGATACTTCGCAGCATTCGTGAACGGCGATGTTTCCCTCACGGTAACTTACGACGCGGGAAAAACATTCAGCAAGGTATTCCCCGTGGATGGTGATTCAAGCCTGAGATGGATCGACATTGAAGGTCTCTCCCTGGTGGTTACGAGAAACTTTAGAGAGTTCGATATCCTCGAATATAACCTGATCGAAGAGTGATACAATAAATCGATAATAAGATTTGCATACAAAGCAAACGGAACCACTAATGACTACAAACAAAATTACGCCGAGCGGCCTTGCGACTGTTTGGGACGGGAATCTAGATTCTTTTGTACATACAAACCGACCAGGAAACTCGCAAAAAGCCAGTATTAGGCAGATCGTTGAGGCTGCGGTCGCCGCTGTGCCCGCTCCGGAGCAACCCAGCTCAGGAGGCTCGGGCGCCCTTGATACCGGTGCTGTAGTAATCCTTCCAGCTGGGGATCACGAGGATTATCTTGAATGCGACGGGACAATTCGAATTTCCGCTGATGCCCCTGAGCTTGCGACGGCGCTCAATGCGAACGGATCAAAAATCGTAGGATACGATAGCAATTCCGAGTATCGATTTGATGTGACGGGCGGTTCAACTCTCAAAGATGCTGCGATTTTGAATGGATATACGCTGTATGCATCGCAAGTCACGTCAAGCACCGTGGTACTGACTGATAGCGAGAATAAGGTAATTTCCAATGCGCAAATAATTTCTACTGCGTACTCGCGCAAGACAAGCAATGCGCTTTATATACAGACGTCTACTTTTGCAACATATATTGCCACAGGATTGCTGAAGAGCCAGCCTGTTTTCAACGCCGAAGCTCTATTTAAAGATTCAAACTACAAAGGCTTAGCTTCAGTTGCGCTGGGTGTGGATCTGGCGTTTTCGAATACTCTAACTAATACAAGGCTAATCGATACTAACGCTGGCGCTGTGGTTGTTGGAGCGATCCCAACGGATGGGCAAAGTGCAGTAGTTTATGCGGCAGTCGGAGCTGGATCAGATCGAGCGTTCATACTAGCGACTATTGGATATATTAGAGGTTTGTTTGAGGTTATCTGGGGTGGCTCGTTTGAAACCAGTCGCGTGCAGCTCATCAAGGAACTTACGACAGGATCACGACTTGTTGCGGACTCGGGCTCAAGGTGTATCTATTTCGGTGAGCTAGTCGTTCAGCATAAATACGATCTGGAGACAGGGGTATTTTCTATCGTGAGTCTTCCCGCTAACGCGACAAGCTCTACAGTGGCCATGTCCGCATTCGATGATGTGATTTGGTTTAACGACAACGCTATGCTCAACACGAACTCAATGATTTCATATGATGGCGGGAAGTTCTGGCAGCCGTCACCCCCATTCAATAGTTATATCCGGAAAGTATTTGTCAATCCTGAAACCAACGAGCTCGTAACTGTGGGGAATCGTGGAACAACAGGGTCTGTGACCGGCGCAACAGGATCAACTCAATATAATCAACTGAAGAAACTCGGCGCAGATCAGTTCAAAGTGCCATTGATCAACTCTCCGATCCAAGGATTTAAATATTATGTCAAAAAGTAAGGCTCACTTTTCAGTTAGAAATAATCGTGTGTTTGCCGTGGGCGAATTGGACAATAGCGAGCGGTTTATAGAGATTGATAATTTCGAGGAGGCTTTCGCAGCATTCAATGCCCAGAAAGACCTGATGATTGAGGACGGTGCGCTGGTGATCCGCGAATCCAGAGCGTTGCAGATGCAGCAAGTTCGACGGATTCGGGATTCGCTGCTATCGAGAACAGATGTGATGAAGTTAAAGCTCGATGACCACGTTGAGATCACAGGCGAAGATGACAAAGAACTGAGGGTGGCACTGGCGTCCTACAGACAGGCTTTGCGCGACGTAACGCTGCAAGACCCGTTCAATGTGATCTGGCCGATTTTGGAGGCAAACGATGAGTAAGAATTCGGTTTGGCTTGAGAATGGCGGGGATCGGGTGCTGGTGGATGTGGGGAGTGCTGCGGAGAGTCACTGGAGGTGGCTTGGGTATTCCGAGCCTGGAGCTTTTGCGCCTGACCAGCCGGCTGTTGCGGATAAGCCTGCTCGTAAGGCGCGTGTTAAAAAGGCTACTGAGGCGTCAGAGGCCTAGCTCGTCTTCCAGTCGCATTCCGCGCATTTTTCGCTCGTCTGCAAAAATCTCCAGGGCCTTGGTTCGTACAGCTTCGGCGATTTCGACAATTGGGTGGCCTTCCGCGATTGCGAAACGCTGCGACTCGGTGGCCATCTCGATTACCCGGTTGTAGCTGTGTTCTCCGTACTTTTTTAGCGCGATATGGAAAGGGTTGTCTGGATTAAAGTTTTCCAGGGCTTTTGCAACTGCAGTTTCCATCGTCATAAACACATCCTTGATTTAAGTGTTACAATGAAGTAATAGGCTCACACAATAATAATAAGAAGAGCATCTAATGTCAATTTCTCAGTACGTGACGGAGGCTACTAAGCTGTCTCCTCCCGTTGCAGTTATAACCGCCTCAGTTAGTGGGATGTCCATCGACGATTGGATTAAAGCACTAACACTGCTTTACCTGGTGTGTCAGATTACTTTTTCCGTCCTAAAAAACCGACGCGAAGCCAGGGAAAGTGAGGCGAAGCAAAAGGCGGCTGATGATGCTTAGTAAACGCATTGTTGGCTATAGCCTTGCTGCAACACTCAGTATCGCAACTGCCGTTGTGTCAAGCTTTGAAGGTCTACGCACTGAAACTTATCTCGACCCTATTGGTATTCCAACAATCTGCTATGGGCATACTGCTACGGCAAAGATTGGCCAAAAACGAACTCCAGATCAGTGCAAAGAGCAGCTCAGCAAAGACCTCCTGATCGCAATCGAAGATATCGAAAGCCGAGTAAAAGTTCCGATGACGGTGGAACGTAGGGCTGCTCTGGTTTCCTTTGTTTACAACGTCGGCGGCACCAAGTTTGGTAGCTCTACCCTGCTCAAAAAGTTGAATGCTGGTGACTCTGTAGGTGCTTGCGCTGAGCTGTCGAAGTGGGTTTATGCCGGGGGCGTGAAGCTTAACGGGTTGGTTAGTCGCCGGGCTGAGGAGCGGGCGTTGTGCGAGGTGGGGCTGTGAATAAGTACCTCCTGATCGCTCTGTTCACCTTAGTGGCTGTCTTGGGCAGTGTATTGCTCAAGTGGGATAGGGATTCTCTGCAGTTTGAAATAGCCGAGTCCCGAAACGAAGTGGATCGCTTGCAGCTACAGGCGCAGCAGGCTGCTCAGGCACTTCAAGCTCGTGATGACCTAGACAAACAACGCTTCCAGGAAATGAGTGATGCAAAAAACCAGATCGACAATCTTCGCGATCAGCTCGCTGCTGGTACTAAGCGCGTGCTCGTCCGTGCCACCTGCCCAGCTACAGTGCCAACCGCTGCCAGCTCCACCGGCCTGGATAATGCAAGAGACCCCACGCTTACAGTCACTGCTCGACAAGATTATCTACGTCTCAGAGAGCAGATAGTCACGACCGAGGCTCAGTTGCAGGGGCTTCAGGATTACGTACGCCAGGTCGTGCAGGGGGTGAAGTGATGGCTTCCTTGGCGAACAAGACAATCAGGCACCAGATCGCCATGCGCGGGCAATTTACAAGGATCGCAAAGCAAGCTGCATTGCACCTACAGGCGCTAAAGACGTCCGTGAAAACTGAGCTCGATGAGGCCATGACCGCCAGGAATTGGACTGCTGTAGCGCGGCTGCGCAAAACGTTTGTGGCAATCGACAAGCTCATTGCTGACGAGTACGAACTCATGTCTGAGACGCTCAAGGCTGAGCTGGGCGATCTGTTCGTCTACGAGTCGGAGTTCACCAGCAAGCTTTTGGGATTCGATTTCAGCAACAGCCTGGTCACCGAAAAGCTGGTTGAGAGCATCGTGAGTAGCGACCCCTTTGACGGCAAAATTCTGGGTGAGTGGCTCGACGAGCAGAAGCTGGCAACGCAAATCAAAGTGAAGCAGACGATCCGGCTTGGTGTGCTGAATGGGCTGAGCACTTCGAAGATCGTGGATGCCTTGTATGCAGAGCCTGGCAATCCGTTCCTGGGTGCAAAAAGGAACGCGGAGGTGATGGTTCGCACTGCATCAGCTCACGTCACCTCGCAGGCCTCATTGAAGACTTTTGAGCGTGTTAGGTTCGGGTCGTATCAGTTGAGTGCTGTGCTCGACTCACGCACCACCCCTGTGTGTCGCGCACTGGACGGGAAGATCTACAGGACGACTGACAAGGGGCGCAAGGTGCCGCCATTTCACCCAGGATGTCGCACGGTGATGATCGCCGTCAGTGATGATGAACCGGCGTTTACCGATGGGTACGAAGACTGGCTTAGCAAGCAGAGTGCCGCCGAACAGGAATCGATCCTTGGGCCTGCCAGGTTCAGGCTTTGGAAGTCAGGACAGCCTTTGGAAAGCTTCGTTGATCTAGATACCCATCACGTCATTCCCTTGGACGAGCTAAGATCAAAAGAAGTTCTTCTGAATCAAGAATGATTCGTATCAACAGCGCGCTGTCGCCCCATCTACTATCGCCTTTATTAGAGAAGAAAAAGAAAACACGATAGAAGTGGGGGTGAATAGAAACCGCTTCATGGCGGAACCACCACACCACTGATTAAGAGAAACGGCTTTTATGACTTACGCAAGCTATCAAGATTTCAGAGACGAGTTTGGAGACGACGACCTCCCCGAAGACGCTGAAACCAGGGTAATCAGAGCTATCGACCGTGCATCTCGACTTGCCGACACGTACATTCGCTCCAATGGCATCTCCGTACCTTTGGTCGACCCTGTAGCTATCGCAGACGTCCGTGGGCCTGTCCTAGATATCGCTCGATACACCGCATGGCCCGACACCGACAGCGAGAACCTGCGCAAGCGCTATGAGGACGCCTTGGGCTTCCTGGACGGAATCGCCACGGGCAGAATCCACTTGATCGCCGAGGGCAAGACAACGACTGGCTCGAGGCTCACTAACATTCGTCTTTTCCGGGCCTGATCATGATCCCGGTCATCACCAGAGCCCTGGCAGCATCGTCAACCGGTGATAGAACGATTGCACTGGTGGCAGACACGAGGCAGCTCCAAGCCCTGGCAGCCAAGGTCAAGAGGCTCGGCCCGAACAACCCGCACATCAGAGCAGGCTTGCAAGAGGTCGCGGCACTCTGGGAAAACCGGATCAAAGCCAACTTCAGGCGCTCTATCAACCCATACGGCCAGAAGTGGCCTGACATCAAGCACCGCCAGGGCCAGCCCCTCATCAACACTGGGATGCTGCGCAATAGCATAAGCGGCGAAGTTCGTGGGCTCAGCATCGTCCTTGGATCACCACTTGAATACGCAGACATTCATCAAAACGGAACCCGAGTTAAACAGCGCATGTTCCTGCCCAGTAAAGAACGCGGCCTTCCGGACAAGTGGAAAAATGAATATGTTAAAATACTAATAAAGAACGTCGAAAAGGCGCTTGCATGAATATCACCGATCACCTCGAACTAATCAAAACCCAGCTCGAAGCTTTGCCGTCAAAACCAATCATAAAATTCTTCTCCGGCGAACTTGAAGTAGACGACCTCAAGAACCTGAAACTTGATGGGAAACGACCGTACATCCTGCTCTCATGCGGCGGCGGTAACGTCCCAGACAGAAATACCAGGGTGAAACTAGAACTGGATGCGATGTTTGGAGCCTGGGTGATCGGAAAGATTGATCCTGCTACTCACGGAATGTCATCTATCGCTGCCGACACTGCCGTAGAGATCGCCAAGATGATTGAGAACTTCAGGGGTGATCCCAAAACAAATACAAAGATCCCCGTGCTACAATTAGTGAAAGAAGCATTTAACGGCGTCACTGACGGCAAGTCGGACTTTAGCGCCTGGTCAGTTATCTGGTCGCAACGAATCGCGCTTGTTTGAGCTCAAAACAAATACCAACAATAATAAGAATAGGAAAATATATGTCTTACGGATTTAACTCACCGGACAATACCATCGGCTGGATCGGTAACGGCGGCGCACTGATCGAGCGTCTGGATTCTAATGATCAGCCTGTGAGCGGTGCTATGTATGTCGGCCAGGCCTCGTCGGCGTCATTAGCGCTTAGCTCTGATAAAGTTGAAATGATGGATATGACTTACGGAACTCTTGGTGTTGCTCAGTCCAAAGTGATCAAAAACACCGCCGAGTTGACAATGAACCTGAAATCGTTCAATCCAGATGTGCTAGCTCTCGTTCTGTACGGCGACGTCTACAAGGATGTTGCGGTGCCGGGTGCTACCGCTTCGATTAAAGCGTTCAAGGAGTCCAATGCTATCGTCCCTGGAATTATCTCCTCGCTGACCAGCGTAACCATCCATGGCGAGGCTGATCCCCTGACTGAAGGCCAGGATTACGTTATCTCCAATGGCTCCCTATACTTCCCAAAAACGTCGGCAGTCCAAGATGGTGACGTAGTCGATGTGGTTTACGAGAAAGCTGCTGTGCGCCGGATTGAGGGCTTCACGAACACCGGCGTCAACGTGCGCATCACCTTCGACGGAACAAACCTGGCAAATGATGACTCCCCGGTGAAAGTGGTTTACCACAAGGTCTCTCTGTCTCCTGCAGCCCAGCGTCAGCTCCTGTCTTCTGACTACGCTGACCAGGAGATCAAAGGCACTCTGTTGGTATCTAAAGCCGTGACAGGAGCCGGACGCTCCAAGCTATTCGTTGAAGAGCATGTAAGCGCTGCCTGATCATCGGATGGTGCACAGGGCCTGCGGGCCCCTTTTTTATCTACTAGATCATGATCCATCGCTTTCCGTCGTGACCAACTGTAATCACTTGGCAATTCACTATCGCGCTGGAAAGGTCGAAGCGACGGAAATCCCGCATAGTCCCAGAATCGATTAGCTCTGGTGACTGAGTGATAAGCCACCGCACGGCTTGGATGAACTGTCCATGACCGAAGATTGCAACCCGCCCAGACATCCCGTTTAGTCTCCGAAGGCACTCCCTGGAGCGCTGAATTAGGCTGGCAAACGACTCGGTGCCATGACCATCAGTAAACTCAGGATCAGCAGACGTCCAGTACATCTCTACCCAGGGCTTGCGATCTGCTGCTGTGGTGTTAGCGCAGCGGGATGGGGACAGGTACGTGAATTCCTCTACAGGCCAGACCTCAACCGGCACACCGGGGAAGCGCCCAATGGTTGGCTTAGCGGTATCAGCAGCACGCTCGTAAGGAGAGGTGACGATCAGGGTCGGCGCCTGGTCGATAGTATCTGCGACAGCTCGTGCCTGCTCCCATCCCTTATCGGTCAGGGGGATCAGGGCTGGATCAGAAGTAGCAGTGCCAGCATTTGCAGCGCTTTCGCCGTGCCGGACGAAATGGACAGTCAGCATACAACGTCCTCCAGTTCATCCCTGGCAGCAGCCTCGGCAATCCTGAAAAGCTGCTCAGTCAGCCGATGCACCTGCTCCGCACCCACCTGCTGCAGCATATTCTCCATGGCTTCTTTAACCTCTGCATCATCTCGCTTGTGCTCTAGCAAAAAGGAAATACAGTTAAACACGCAGTCCAGCACATCAAACCGATAACCATCCTGCGACTCAGAGTCCAATAAGTAATCCAGCGCAACTTCCAGCGGCATGTCATACCCGCACGCCTGGAGCACAGCCACACTTTGACGGCAAACATAATCATCACGCTCAGCAAGCGTTAATTCTGAAATCTTCTGCATTCCCGGCCTCGTGCCTTTGAGCTCAAAGCATTCTTGACCACGGTCACATCTGTGTCAATCAAAATGATATGATGGCTATATAAGAATAATAATAAGAAAGGCCCATCCATGTCTTTGCTCGACCTTGTTGTTCCGTTTAAGAAAGTTGTTATTACTCAGGCATCCGAAGACAAGCCTGAAGTTTCCTTTGATGTATACGGTTTGACCACCGAGGACTTTGTACGCTTGGTAGATAGCCACGGCAAAATCCTTGGAGCTATCTTCTTGCAGAATGCTAAAGAAGACCTCAAGGATACCGATAACTCGAAGGGCATCATGCTTCAGTTTCCCGGTTTCGGCGCTGCATGTATCGCTCTCGGATGCAAAGAACCTGATGCTACTGAGCACGTACAAAACCTTCCACTGATGACCCAGGTTGAACTGCTTGCTGCAGTTTTCGCGCTTACTTTCCCTGACGGTCTAAAAAAAAGCCTGATCAAACTCGGGCCGACAATCGTACAGCTGCTGAAAAAGTAAAAGCCTTCGAGGCAGAAAGGAAGCGCAAAGAGAACGCCGAGGATGGTGATGAGCTAGACAAGTTTATCGACGTTCTTGTCTCAAACTGTGAATTCTTAATATCCAGGGGGCATAACACCCCGCACCTAAACCCGTACAAATACTCTATTCGAAAGCTGTTCAGGATTGCTGTAGTTCAAAAAGAGCTTAGCCGCGAGCAGCTATTTGGGGAGATGTATGGCAATCACTTGAGCCGAATATCTTGCGTTTCAGGGGATTCTAAGCCGTTTAACGATCTGATGATGAAAATTGCCGGAGAGCAATAAGCATGGCTAGTAACGCAGTAATTAACTTAGTCCTTAAAGCCAAGGACGAAGCGTCCAACATACTCACGAGTTCCTTCAGTAAAATTACTGCACTGGCTGCTAGCGTTGGTCTGGCATTCAAGTTTCATGACGCCATTGAGCAAATGACTGAGTTGGACTTTGCTGCGAAGCGCCTTGGCGTAACGATGCAAGATCTAACTGCTGCTCAGTACGCGGCGTTTAACGGGGCAAACGTAAAGCCTGACCAGTTTCTGGATGCTTTGGATGAAGTCAGGATTAAGGTTGAGGAGTTCAGTTCTATTGGCTCTGGCGGCGCAGTCGACTTCTTTGAAGTCCTGAACATCTCTGCCGAGAAATTTAACAAGCTCAATCCCCTGGAGCAGCTAGACAAGATTTCAGAGACGATCAAAGGAATGTCTGATAACTCAGCGTTCACCTTCCTTGACCAAATCGGGTCTGACTCACTGCGGAACCTGCTTCCAGTTCTGCGCAACGGTGGAGTTGAGTTCAAAAGGCTTCGCGCCGAGGCTGAACGACTAAATCTTACCCTGTCGGATGTAGACACCTTGACTGTTTCACAACTGGGGAAGTCATTCGCTCAGCTTGAAAAAGTTGGTAGCACTGCATTTAACAAAATAGTTGCCGACATCGCTCCTGAGTTGACTGCTCTGACAGAGATGGTGACTGAGGCTATAGTCGGAATCTCAAAAGATACCCAAGCACCTGTCAAGGACATTGGGCAGACCTTCCTTGATGTATTTTCGGGCGTTGTAGCCAGCCTAAATTTTACCAGCCAAGTGAAGAACGCGTTCGTGGTTGCCTACAGTGCAATGAAGGAAGTAGTTCTTTCCTTCGCCGAGTTTAATCTGAAGCAGTTCCAGTTTCTCGACTCGATCTACACGAAAAGTGCCAACGGCCTTGTAAATATCTTCAGAGCGGCATTCGCGAAGAACCTGGAGTTCCTGAACTCCACTTTTATCGAGCCGATGAAGCAGTTCGCCAATACATTCAATCTGGACGCAGCTGCTGGTCAGATCTCGAAATTCCAGGGTGTTCTCAGTGGGCTTCAGGAATCGTCAAGCAAACCCATTCAGGTAGCAACCGAAAACAAAAGCATTGGCGAGACGATCAAGCAGCTCCAGGTATTGAAAGACGAGGCTCACAAGTCTGGCCTAGAAAACTTCAGGGTGTGGAATGACGGCGATTATCAGAAGCAAACCGAAGAAACTATGGCAAAGATCAAAGCCAAGATTCTTGAAAACGAAGACAAAACAAATGCTGAGTTAGCGAGGCGAAAGGACAAGTCCGACCAGGACAAGATCGTAAAACTTCAGACCAAAAACGCCGCTGCATCCGCCCAAATCGCAGCCACCCAGGCGCAACTACAGGCTGATCTCGCCAAAAAAGAGATCGACATCACCATTTCGAAGATCGACACAAAAAAACAGGTTGAGCTATCCGGCCTGCAGGAGCGTGCTCGCCTGGAAAACCTCTCGGCAGTCCAGATCGCTGATGAAAAATTCCGAATCGAGATGGAAGCCGCAAAGAAGCTGAGCGAGCAGAAAAAGCGCTCTCTGGAAGTCGACATCAAGGCTCTCCAAGGCAGCCTTGCTGGCCAGCAAAAGCTCCTTGGCGCGACCCAAAACTTAAATGACCGGCCTGGCATCTTGGCCACCATCTCCCAGCTCGAAGCTGACATCACAAGCAAGCGTGCTGATCAGGCGACCATCGGCGCAGAGCTCGTAAACCAGTCGGCCCTACTCAAAGCTGACCGCGCAGCTGAGGTTGGTCAGATCAGGCAGCAACTGGCTCAGATCAAAGCCGACGCACAGATCGAGCTGCTCGCCATCGGCGGAGATCAGTTCAGCGCTGACATCAAAAAGATCGAGGCCGACTTCAAGGACACCATCAAAAACATGGAGAGCCTCGGGGAAGACTCGACGGCAATCCAGAAACTGATCAGCGCAAAGAAAGCTCAAGCAGAGATGCAAGAGATTGAGCGTCAGTACGCCAGTTTGAAGTCAAAGCTGGAGAAGCATCAGATCTCCCCTCTCGACTATTTGGATCAAGCGAACCGGCTTGAGGAGCGCGGTAACAAAGCTGCTGAAGTCACTGGCAATCCGGCGGACTTGGAAAAAGTACAGGCTGCTGCGAAGGCTGCCAGGGCTGAGGTTTTTGACCTTGCCACCTTGACTGACACCGTCTCCGACAGCTTGCAGGGAGGCCTGGAAGGTCTGTTTACTGACTTTATTTCGGGGACGAAATCAGCCAAGGAGGCGTTCGCTGACTTTGCTCAGGGCGTGTTGACTGAGGTGTCGAAGATAATCGCAAAGCTGCTGATTCAACTGGCCATCCAATCCATGCTGTCAGCGTACACAGGTGGTGCCAGTGCCGGTGCAGGAAGCTTGTTGAGTATGGTGGGTGCCGGGGTTAAGCATAGCGGCGGCGGCATTGGGGATGCTGGTCGTTCGCGGAATGTACCTTGGAGCTTCTTCCAAGGCGCACCCAGGTATCACACTGGTGGAATTATGGGCCTCAAGCCAAACGAAGTTCCGATCATTGCGGAAAAGGGTGAGGAAATGCTTACCGCAAGTGATCCGCGTCATCGCAACAATATTGGTAAGGGAAATAACGGTCAGACGGGCCAGGCACCGCGAGTTACTGTTAATAACATGATCGACTCAATGTCTATTGCAACCGTTATGGAAGGTAGCCACGGCGAAGCTGCAATCATGAACGTTATTCGTGCGAACAGAAATGAGATTAAGAACATGTGATAATATATAGCCACTGACTAATAAGAATAAAAACAATGACAGTAGCTATATCCAACTATGCCAGTGGTGCGGACTGGCTCGCATCTTTATGTGCTGATATTTTGCCGTCAAACGACTGGACGGTAGTTCGAGATACTTCTTCGGAAAAGGTATTTGGACTACCTGGCGGCGCAGGATTTGTCGCGTTTGTGATTGGTGCTGGGATTGTAGAGATTCAGGCATTCCCCATTTTCGATCCTGACCAACCTGTGTCCGCCCAGGCTGCTGGGTTTAGCTATGCGTATTCGCCGTACCTACCTCGCTTTGTTCTGCCTGCGGGGCCGGTGAAGGTGTGGACGTTGGTGAATTCGCGTCGGTTCTGCGGAGTCATCAAAGCTGGGTCGGCTTACTACTCTTTCTACGCGGGGCTGATCCTTCCGTTTGGTTCGAATCGCGTTTACCCGTTCCCTTGTTTTATTGGTGGGTCGGGCGAGCTTGGTGGTTCCAAGGAGTCTGCTTACCCGTTTATGAGTGGCGGCAACCAGTTCAGTCCGAAGGTTTGCTTGCCCAGCGGGGCTTGGCAGATCGTTGGGGGCAACTCTGGCGGCTCTTCGTCATTTACTAACGAATTTCCCTACTCGTACTCCTATTCGTTCGTTCATCCCTTCGATGGGAAATTTCACAGGCTGCGGTCGAAAATCGATGGCGGTGCTGTTGTGTATCCGTCTCTGGTTGTTAGCTCCGGTCGATCTTCGGATACGGATGCTCAGAATGCCGATGATGGGGTGTGGCTCGGTTACCTGGATGGCGTCGTTGCAATTCCACAGGGTCGCGCTGCTGAGTCGGTTATCTCGGTCGACGGTTTGGATTACCTCGTTGTGCCGAACGTGTCGAAGGCGCCTGAGACTTACGGGTTGAGGTTGTCATGAAGCACTACTCATCGCGTTACACATCGGCTGATGACCTTGTCGCAGTGATCAAACAGCGCCTGGAGATTGAAGGTTGGGGTGTGAACCGATACGGCGGTTTTGATGACCCACGTATTGGCACACAACTCATGATCTCTCGCGGTGATTCCTACTTCTGTCTGCGGAGCTTTGGTGAGTCCAGCCCCTACGTCGATTACTACGCTGCCAGCTCAATTGGTCAGCACGGGGTGATCGTATCGGCTGCGAGCGGGTATAGCGACACTGCTGGCTTTGTGAACCAGCCTGGTTTCCACTCCTCGCCGAAGTGTTGTGTGGAATCTGGCGAAAGCGCTGGTACGTGTCATTTCTTCATCGGCAACGACTTGGTTATGTTCATTACGGAGCGTCCTGGTGGACTGTATTCCTGCCTTTCTTTTGGCGTGCTGCCAGTGCTTTCGCCTGGAACGGGTGGTCAGTTCGTGACGTCGACAGAAAGCTATCTGAGCACGCAAAAGCAGCCGTTGTTCGCCAATGCCTATTCCACTTTCGGGGTTCGCCTCTCTCATGCTGAGTGGAGTGGCTGGGATGTTGGTGGTCGTACCTGGGGGCCACTTCGCCCTAGTAGCCAGGGGACTTTGATAGGAGTTCCACACTTCCATCAAAACGGAGCGAGCTACGGAAACGTGGGCGCTGCCGCAAGAGCAAAGGGCCTAGTCGGCGGGCTGGATGGACTGATCCCGATCACTCTGTTCACTGAGTACGGCGGTGGCTTTGCTCCATATGCAGAGCTGCCGGAGACCTTCCTGGTGCCGATGGATTCCTTTGAGCCTGGCGCAGTGTATGAGCTCGGGGCTCATAGATTCCTAGTGTTTCCGCAATACACCAAGGTCTTTCCGGCTGATCGTGACTACCCGCACTTTAATCTCGGCATCGCTGCACTTCTGGACTCTGTCTTATGAATCAAGTCGCAAACAGCTTCGGATCGTACTTTTTCGATAACGTCTTTCTAACCCCAGCCTCTATCGACGCCGGGGTCGTTGTGCCTGGTGTCGAGTTCGGCTTCGAACTGTGGCACTCGTTCACAGATGCGAAGGCCCTTGCGGGTGTCACGGAGTCGGGGACTTTTGGTGTCGAGCTGGACGGCATCAAGTCCGGGACTCTGTACTCATTCACATCGACTCCCTACATCGTTTCGCTTAGTCGCGCTACAGGTGTGATCAACTACAAGGCCGGCTTCGATTTTGGCGTAGGGTCTGCGTACAGCTTCAAGCTGACAGCTTCGATGGCCTTAGTGATGCCGGAGGTGATCGATTGGGCGACTCAGCCAGAGATGAGCGTCCAGTATTTAACTGAGGTCATCGAGTCCTATGATGGCACTGAACAACGCATCGCTCTTCGTGACACGCCACGGGTATCGCTTACCTACCTGTACAGCATGACTGACGAGCAGCAGTACTTCTTCGATAACAAACTCGCGACGTCAGCAGGAAGCATGATCGTACCGCTGTGGCCACTCCAATGTCGCTTGTCCAACCCGGTGAAACCTGGGGATTCAAAGCTGTACCTGGAGGAAATCTCGGCTCACGTAGGCAGATCTGAAATAATCTTGGTGGCAGAATCGAATGAGTACGAAGTCCTGACTGTGGAAGCCGTGGATGGCCCCATGGTGACACTAAAAAGCTTGGCTAAGACGGGCTTCTCCAGGTCGGCAATAGTAGTCCCGTTGCGCATCGCATACCCAGCGAATGAGTCAACTGCCACATCGCTCCTGCGAGGCTTTGATCAACACTCAATCACCTATGACGTGGACGAAACGAAGATCCTCAAGCCGGCACCTGTTGACGACTTTGAGCGCCTCAATGGCCGACCAATATTCCCGTTCAGACCAGACCGCTCAAAAGACGTCACAACCCAGTACACCCGCTTGCGCGAAACGCTCGACCCCCTGATAGGAGCCAGGAGCATCTACGACCGAGCAAGGGGTGCGGTGAAAATATTGGGCCAGACGTTTACCTTTTTCAGCGAACCCGAGCGCCAAAGATTTGAGGACTTTGCAGAGTTGATGAGTGGGGCCCAAGGTGAGTTTTATATTGAGGGGCCCGGCCAGGCGTTTGAACTTAACGACGACATCTACGGCCCTGCCTACCAGTTCCGCATAAAGCAAAGTGGCTATGCAAACTTCGCAAACTCTAACTCGCTCGCCCCGCTGGTCGCTATAAAACTGTACAATGGAGAGACAGTTTATCGAACGATACAGCAAGTAACGGCAAACCCAGACGGCACGGAAACTATAACCACCATCGAACAAACCGACAACCTCAATGCAAGAGACGTCGAAACCATAGTACCGCTGTACCTTGCACGATTTGACTCTGACGAGTTTCGCTACATCTTCGACACCAACGCAGTGTCGACTATAACTAAAAACATACGGCAACTACTCTATGCTGACCCTGCAATCAATACAACAAGCGCTATCTCTATCTAGGCCTATCGAGCTCTTCCTTTTCGAGCACGGCACTGAAAAATACGCCTACACGTCGGGCAGCAAGCAGCACCTGCACACGGACGGTCTGGTTTACACGCCATTGAGCCTAAAGCGCGGCAAAGTCCAGCGCACAGCAGAGGACTACAAAAACAAGCTCACACTGGACATGCCTGGTAACTCCCCTGTTCCCCTGCTCTTCCGCAGCCATTTGCCATCAAACCACGTTAGTCTCAAGGTTTTTCAGACGCAACGCGACATACCCACGGAGTCAATCAACATCTTCGCGGGTGAGGTCACATCGGTTACCTGGAACAACTCCATCGCAAGCCTCGACTGCAACCCGATATCCAGGGCATTAGGTCGCCAGGTGCTACGCTGCGGCTATCAGAGCCAATGCAATCACCATCTGTACGACACCAGGTGCGGCCTGCAGATTCAGGATTGGCAAGAAGACACAAAGGTCACTGCAATCAAAGACAACGGCTTCACCGTCGAAGTAGCCAGCAAGTCCCAGGCGGACGACTACTACATCACCGGCTTGTTATCAAAAAACGGTAGTGATTTTCGAATGATCACATCCTGTTCTGGCAATGCATTTAAGTTGATGTCTCCGATTGATGGCTTGAAAGTTGGTGATGCCATACAAATTGCAAAAGGCTGCGACCACTCTGCAGCTTCGTGCCACTCTTTTGATAACTTCGAAAACTTCCTGGGATTCCTGACAATCCCGACTGACAACCCTTTCCAAGCTTACTAATCAATAACAATAATAAAGAAGGAAGTTCTGATGGTCTGGTTTATGGCTGCGATGTTTGTCCTGTCGATGATCGCAATGGCTCGCATGCAGCCCAAGGCGGAAAAGCCTACTGCAGCAGGCCTGGAGGATTTTAGCTTCCCGTCTGCAGCTGAGCGTCCTATCCAGGTATTAGCTGGCACTCGGCGGATTTCGGGGCCTAACGTCCTTTGGTATGGCGATCTCCGCACCTCGGCTATTAAGCAGGTTCAAAAAGGACTTTTTGGCTCAAAAAAAACAGTGATCGGATACCGCTACCACATGGGGATTCAGCTTGGCATTTGCCATGGCCCGGATGTCCTGCTGCGCGAAGTTAGGTTCGGTGACGACGTAGCCTGGTCGGGGCTGAACACTGGCGGCGCGATCCAGATCGACAAACCTGCACTGTTCGGCGGTGATACGAACGGCTCAGGCGGCGTATCTGGGACACTCCGTTTTTACCCCGGTGCTTTGACGCAAACCGCGAACGAGTACCTGGTTGGCAAAGTTGGCTCAGATCTCGTGTCTGCGATCCGTGGTGTTAGCTACTGCGTAATGGAGGGCATGTACATTGGGAACTCGTCGAGCCCGCAAGCCACCAGCTTCGTCGTCAGCAGATTCCCTAAATCGCCAGATGATCGTTTCAGCGACTATGAGCAAATTGGCCTAGACGCAAACCCGGCTTTTTTTATCTATGAAATGATCACTCACGGGCTTTACGGTGCCGACCTGAGCTACTCGTCCATCGATCTAGAATCGTTCACGTCAGCCGCCAAAACCCTCTTTGACGAAGGCCTGGGCATCTCAGCGGTAATCGACTCGTCAACAACCGCAGGCGACGTAATTGACGACATTAAGCGCGTGATCCAGTGCTCGCTGCAAACCGACGCCGCAACGGGTGCCCTAAAGCTCAAGCTCATTAGAAACGACTACGACGTCAACGCCCTCCCCTTGCTCGATCAGTCAAACATCAAGAATCTCAGCGGTTTTACCAGAGGCTCCCTGGACACTGCTATAACCGAAGTGAAGCTAAAGTACACGAGCATCGCAGACGACTTCACCGAACGTACGGTGATCGCACAAAACAGCGCTCTACGCATACACAAAGGCGACAGTGACGGCCAAACCGTGCAGATGCCGATGGTCAGCACAAAAGAGCTCGCCGCGAAGATCGCCGTGCGCGAAATGACTAGCATCTCAGTGCCCCTGGCAACATGCACAGCTGAGTGCACTCGTGGCCCAGCGCACTCCGAAGTCGGCGACGTCGTACGCCTGTCTTGGCCCGCTGAAGGCGTCGACAACTTAGTGATGCGCGTCACAGGAGTTGATCTTGGTTCGCCCCAGGATGGCTCTGTGCGCCTCACCTTGGTACAGGACGTTTTTGGTGTCTTCATGAGCCTGTACGCCGATGGCTCCGAGCGCACATGGAGCAAACCGACATTTGAGCCCGCAGACATAACCAGGTACGACATCGTCGACGCGCCCGTCATTTTGACGACAAACCAAACCACCGGGAGCATCCTGGTCGTTGCGGAAAATCCAGGTGTTGCTTTGGACTACCAGTTGCACGTGAAGGGCGGTGTTGATAGTGGTTATGTGGATGCTGGAGCAATGCCTTTCACCCCGTTGTTTTCGACTACGAATGCGATGGGTACTGGATGGACTGATGTGAACCTGGTTCTGTCCGGGCCATCTGCTGAGCTTTCGTCGATCACGGCTGATGAGGTTCGCCAAGGGCTTGGTTTGATGCTGATCGTGAGCGCCTTGGGGAAAGAGTGGATTTCGTACCAGACCGCTGCTGCTGGCAATTCAACAACCTGTACTTTGGGCCTGATCAACCGAGGCTTGTTCAATACGAGGCCGTTGGCACACCCTGCTGGAGCCCGAGCGTGGGCTGTTTCAGAGGGCTTTGGCGTGACTGACTGGCAGTACGGTCGGAGCGAGTCGGTGTCGCTCAGGATGCTTCCGAGGACTCAGACTGGGGTGCTCGATGTCGATGAGGCTGTCGTTCATACGTATAGCGTTTCCGGGGCTAACGTGGATCCGTGGATGCCAGGGCGGGTCAGAGTAAATGGACTTGAGGGTGGGCAGATCTCGGGTGTGGCAACTGTCACCTGGAGGAAGCGTGACGGAGCCGTGCCAGCAGTTGTCTTTAACGGGGATGATGAGAGCCAGGCAAGCGATGCGACTTACCAGGTGGTTGTGCGGTCGGAAAGTGCAGTTATCAAAACCGTGAGCGGTATCACTGGCAGTTCATGGACGTTTGATGACGAGATGGCACTGAACGGCGGGAATTTTTATGACAGCCTGGATTTCGAGATTGTTGCTCATAAGCTGGGAGTTGCGGACTCACTGGCAGTCACGATATCAGTCATGCGCTGATATGATAGTGCCGGGACGCAGCGCCACGGCACCAGTACGGTTTTGTAGAAACTGCGATTTATATACGCGACTCCTACAATTCAAATCTTTGTGAATTACAGCTGCATGAGCAGGCGTTGTAAAAATCCAATATGGCTGTCACGCTTCATCTCAGCTACAACAATCATCTGCGACTTCAATTTATCTATCCCAAAATCAATGTGATCAAAGTCCTTTATCGAGAAGTACATGCTTTTGGGGCATTCTTGCTGCTGGCCATGATCATCTGTAATCGTGTAGTGATAGGTTTTTGAAGTGTATCCACGATACTTGCCATCAAAAGTCTTAATAGAATCAAATACTTCTTTCTTATTGATCTCGCAAACCCGATCCAAGTAATTGCCGCCTACCTGCTCGCTTGCAAAAAACCTTTCATTAATTCCAACTTTATTCAATACGGCAACATCTCGACCCGAAAACTCAATTTTAATCGCCTTGCCATTAATTCCAACCTTGCGATCATTTATTGGGTCGTGAGTGAAATACCTAATTTTCATAGTTATATCTAGAGGAATTTTTTTCATGGAAGTATTGATCAAATACACTTTACCAATGTAAGAGTCGGCGAAAGGGTCGCGAAGCCACTTGCCATAAACGAAGTCTGCCGAGAACGTGCAAATTGCCAAGATCACTACTAAGTGAGAGAAGGGTCTGGGCCTGAAAAAAGCCTGCTTGTAAACTATGCCGTGTTCTTTTACATACCAATCCGGGTCGATTTTATACTTATGTTCTCGATAGTACGGATACTCAAAGCTAAACATCAAGAATAGCGGGATGAAAACAGCGAGAAAAGGATAGGACTGAAGTGAGTCCTGCAGAAAAATCAAGGGCCATCCACTATTGTTAGGAATGGCTTCAGCAACCAACGTTACTGGCCAGTACAATACGGCAACTAAAAATCCAGGGTACCCTAATTGATTAAGTCGCATTCCAACTTGATCAAGGGCTTCATGGAAGCTTACGCCCTCGGTATAGGGAGCCACGAACAGTGCGGGAGTGAATATAAGAACCATAAACAAGGCCCAGTACAACCCCCAGGCCTCCACGTTCTCCATTGTCCTCTCTTTTGTGCCCCGAAAAACTGAATTCATGCTTATCCTTAATAAATGGTTACAGCGCATCAATGCTACTGACATGTAACTAGCATGAGGAGCATTTTTATTATGCAGCGACATATCCGATAGTCGTTTTTCTGATTGCTCCAAGCGACACTGCTTCTCTAAAAATCTCACCTGCTCGAAGGTTGCCGATTCTAGAGGCTTTTGCGAAATCCTTGAGCCGGATGGGCGTCCCTGATTCCAGAGTTTCCACTTGAGCTACCAGGGTTTTTAGAATTTCTTCGTTTGTGTCTAGAAGCGTTTCCCCGGTTTTCGGCGTTTCTGGCACCCCCTGTGTCATCCCAGTCACCTCGGAATCCAATAGTGGCGTTTCGATGGCTGACGAGGCTACAACATGCGTGCCAGAGCGTCTAGCGTTGCGGACTCCAGCGAGGATCAGAGCAGGAACGATCTCCAGCGCCATAGCGAAACCCAGGCACAGAAACTGAGCGAGCATCGGCGGCAGGTTGGAAGCTTTCGCGACACCGGACTTGATGTGAGCGATCTCTAGAGACCCGGCGTTGATGCGGGCAATAGCTTGAGCACGCTGAGCTGCTGAACGAGTGCTAACTGACTCTTCGAGCTCCAGGGCTTTGGACACCATCCCGCGAGCACGCAGGTCGTTAGCTTGTACCGAAGCATCAAAGATTTCTTTATCCAGCTGGGCGATCAAAGCAGAGTCTTTCTGAGCCAGATCAGTAAGGGCAGCAACTCGCTCTGTTGTCATCGCCTCATGTGTTGCCTTGCTCACACTAATTGATGTCATTAGACGGTCATATGTTGCCCACCCACTGACTACTGACAGCATAACCGCACAGGCAATTGTGAGGACTGCGGTAGTACCTCGTAGAACGCGAATAGCCACAGGCCATGCTAGGTACTTAAATACATCAAGGAGCACCGCTGCGGCTGCAAAAAGAAGCGCCAACCTCTTATCATCGATCAATGCGTACATTGCAAGCGCAACCGAAATTGCAGTTACACTGGACAAAAGGAATGCGATTGCGACAAGTAATGTCGACAGCTTTTTGCTCATCTTGAACCCCGGAAATCTCTCTATAAGCCCATTATATAAGGGGTTCCATTCAGCGCAATACCGCAGCAAGGCTATTTGACATCAAATTACCTTCAGGTAGATTGTAATTATTTATTGAGTGCGCCAGTCCAATTCAATATGATGTTTATATTCCAAGCCAAAAAAGGAAAATAACAATGGGCAGCGGAAATTCAATCAATCACCAGAAGATTGCTGAGGCGCTAATTAAAAGCGGTGATCTGTATAGAGATGATTGCGACTGTGGTCTTGAGTATCAGCACGATGATGCTCAAGAGTTGCAGGATTTAATTGATATTAGCCTTGATGTAATCGACATATTCGGCGCAGCCGGCTTGCGCGCACTTATAAATAAAGCCGAAGTTAGAGTCGGTGAAATAGAGGCCCAGGTTCGTGCGAAGCAGGCTAAGGCGGAGGAGGAAAAGGCTATGAGCGAGGCAATTATCTCGGAGTACGATCAAATTGCCTTGCTGAATATCATAGGGAGTATCGGCGGGGATATGGACGCATACGACCTTGCTATGGCTCTGGTGCGCAGGAAGGTCTACAGCGTCGCAGAGATGATGCAGCTCTCAAGGGTGCAGCTGAGGCACTTACTCTCGTAAAAACGACTCTGCGAGCAGTGGGGCCAGCGGCGCGTGCTTCTGACCCTCGTTGAACGACTGGACAAGGAAGGTTCTGCCATCTCGGTCACGCAGAATCATTCCTTGCTTTACAAGGCGTGCCTCTACGTAGACCTCGGCAAACAGGCCAAAAGCTGAGGTATCGCCATCGACCTGGCCGTATATCCAACCCTCCGAGTCAGCCACAACGTCGCTCAGAACGTGGTCAGAGGGGCTTAGAGCACGTTTGATCATCCTGCCCACGCGCCTCGCGCCCTTTGACATCATTACGAAGTACCAGATTACCGGGATCAGGGGGATAGAGATCAGTATCCCACCCCATACGTTGATCTGGTGTATCACCCACCGCAGGACGCTCCACAGGCCCCGCACTGGCACCATCCAGTTAACTCTCAT